CTATTGAAGCCAGTTGATAGGACGCTGCACGAGCTGAACCAAGACCCACCTGACGAACTCCGCACCACAGCGGATGTCCGCCTTCAGCATCAACGCGATCAAAAGGTAGGCGAAGCCAACGATCTGGCAATAGCGAATGCAGACCCACCGGATGCCGTAATAGATCTCACGTGCGATCTCTTCGCCCCGAAACTTGCTCGACTCCACTGGTATAGCTGCCATCGCTTCTCCTTCGTCAGCGCTCCCAAAACTTACCTTCCATCACATCCACTTTGTGCCAGTTACGCTCTTGGTCCACGAAGATCAGGAGAGAGCCGCAGTCCAGCGTGTCCCGGTTGTCGAAACAGAACGCCGTGAATTTCTTTAGATCGCTCGTTCCCTCATACAGCACGCCCACCGGTGCCTTCGCGTCAACCCGACTGGTTCGCTGGTAGGCGTCAAATTCTCTCGTCACACCGTTAGCTGTCAGTCGGTAGCCGTATACCGTGCGAGTCAGCGGGCTTTGCAGCGCAACTGGCCATCGCACGCCAACCCAGCCCTGATCCGTCTTGAACAACTCGACGTAGACGCCCTTACCGCTCGTTTTCTCGGGTGATGGTGGCCTCATTTGGTACCAGTTCCAACCTTGAATTGAGAGCCAGAGCGCGAAGACCGCCCCCACTCCGATGACCGCGCTCTTTAAGGACGACCCTCTTGAGCGATTTGGCGGCTGCCACGCCTGTTGTCTCGACCGCCGCCACTGCGGTTTCGGCTTTTTTCCCGAGCGCTCATCGTCGGGTGCATTGTGTTCCCTCTCCGCCTTGACCGCATCCACTGCTTCTGCCAAATGGCCCATGACTTCATCGAGATCCGCTTGTGTGATCTTGATCTCTGGTTGCGGCTCCTGCTCTCGCTCTCCCGGCTTAAGAACGGTGGAGATGTAATGTTGCACGGTAGAGGGCGCGATCTTCTCGGCAGTTTCCTCCGAGAGAATTCGCGCCATCTCTCGAACAGAGGAGCTGGGACGCAACTCCTCGATCCTTTCCCTGAATCGCTCCAGTTTGTGCGCCATGTCAGATCCTGTGGGCCTCGATGAACTTCATAAGGCCACTTCTGGAATATAGGGTTCTGCGACCAATCTTGATAACGACGCCGAACCCGGCGAACTTCCCCGCCGCCTTCATGTGATAGAGGGCTGACGCGCTCGCCAGCCCCAGGAAACGCGCTGCGGTCTCCACGTCGAACAATTCCCGAGGCGGCGCTCCGTTGCCGTTGCCGCCACCATTCTTTCCATCCGGCATCTGCTTCCTCCTTTCATTCGGAAACGCCGCCTGCGGTTCATTCATTGCGCTATCCCTTTCGGATGATCGTTACGATTAGCCAGACGAAGAGGGCGGCAGCCGCCCACTTGCCCGGTGCGGTGTGCCAGATAATCGAAATCGCCTTTGCGAAAGCGTTCACGATTACTTTGAGCGCGAAAAGACCGACCCCTGCAATCGCGTAGATGAGCCCGAAGACCACCACCGTCTGCAGGAGTATGGCCAGTAGCGCAAAAACCGGATCACCGCTTGTTGGGACCATACTGGTTTTGACTGTCGAGGATGGAGCGCACGTCAGCCGCGAGCTTCTCCGCTTCAGTCATTCCTCGCCGTTCGTCGATTGGCCGCGTCGTGACCGGCGCATTCGACGTCAACTTCACTTGCATATTCGGATCGAAGTTCCAATTGCCGTTCATACGTTGATTGCTCCCTGAGGGAGCGTTTCTCCTTTGTTGGTTTAGAGAATTTGCACCGTGTCTGGCGCAAATATTGAGCCGAGCCAGCTTCGACGCTGGTCGCTCAAATTCTGTGAGAAAGTGCAGGCGTACTTCTCGATGCCTTCCTTACCAAGAGTGCGGACGAAGGCTCCTACCTGACCCTCATGGCCCCGAAAGAGCTTTTGTATTTGCTCGCGGCGCACGTCGTGCTCGTAGGTGGGATTCAGGTGCATGGACTCGCCCTTGGGCTTAACGACCTTGCCGAAGAATGGTTCGAACTCGACATCGCCGTCGGGCGCAGGGCGAAAAACGAGCGTTTCACCAAACGTTTTTTCAGCGAAATCAAGAGTCTCGTCGTCGCACGTGCATCCGTAGATATGGGTGTTGCAATTACCGAGCAGGCTAAGAACGCGCGAGCGAGCGGTGGGATCAGCACCGATCTCGGAGAACATCCCGTTCACACTCTGACACGAGATGTAGTAGCAGCCGCGCGCGGATCTGCAAAGCGAGGAAAACCGACTGTCGTGGGAGCTGAGGACTTTATCGCCTTCTGAAAGAAACAAGCAAATCGGGCGCAGGTCATCTTCCTTGACGCCGCGCGTCACTCGCGAGAGAGTGTAGTGCTCTGACGCGAATTTCCAAATCACGTTAACGCCGATTGCGGCGGCGCCGAACTTTCCGTCAACGTTGATGCCGATAATTGCCCCGTCGTTTAGCGCCGAGGGATCGATGTTCCCCTCACCGAGGAAGCAATCGCAAAGCGGCGGACGCGTGATAGCCTGCCACGGAATCGTGGCCGTGATGATGATGGAGCTGCGTGGGCGGATGTCGGTCGACATCATTTCTTCCAAGAGAAATGCGATTGATCGCGCGAGCTGCTTGGCTGCCTTGGATTTTTGGTCCTTCTGGTTTGCCCACGCCTGTTCGCACATCCGCACGCAGTGCGTCTTTTCCTCTTCGATCTTCGCGTAAACCTGCGCTTCGGAAGTTGGAATAGTGTTCCAGATCTTCAAGCACTCATCGGGATCAACCTTGCCAATCGCTTCGTGGCAAACGTGCATCACGCATGAATTGCCGAGGTCAGCCTTGTCCTCGAAGAAGGCATTGTCTGATGAGTTGCTACTGAGCCGCCCACGACTCAGCGTCTCGCGCAGCTCACGAAGCATCTGGGAGGCGAACGTAGGCCCGCCGAAGTTCATTGCCCACGTGAGGCACTCGAAAATGTAGCGGCCATCGTCAGTCACGTCGACTAGGTCATCGCTCCGGCCAGCGGCTGCAGCCCAATTTTCGAGATCCTCAATCGCATCGCCTTTAACGCATGTCTTGAGCATGCCGAATCCATTGGCGAGCATGGCAACGCCGATTGTGGAATCGATAGCGGTTGTCTTCCCGCTGGCCGTGGCTGCAAAAACAGCGATGTTCTGGCACGCCTGACCAGCGAGAAATGGTTTGGCTTCCTTGGTGAACCGGAGAATCGGTGTGTTGACGGTTGCGAAGTCGGGTGTATGGCCCATTTCAAGGCCATCATCTTTCCTCCGTTCCCCTCAGCCCAAGCCGAGATCCGCCGTATTAACGCCGTTTGATAAACTGCACCAAGTGGCCGATTCCCACGTCATCACGCCCGAGCAATCGGATGTTCTAATAGCCGTGTGGCAACTCCAACAGTTGCCCGAAACCCGACAGAATCGGGCTCTGAAGGGGAGGGCCATTCCCGTAAAGGAGATTGCCACCTTCGTTGGAAAGACTGTCTCAGCTACCCGCCAAATTGCGAAGCGTTTGGAAAAAAGCGGTTTTCTGACAAATCTGCCAACAACCGACAGACACGGCCTTTCGCTAGTTGCCTACGCCATAACCGACGGCAAAACCGTACGCATCCCGGAGACGGCTTTTGTACTGCGTGAATTGAGGCAGGAAGATGTCGACCCCGAACGTCCGCAGCAGATCCTTCTAAAGCCATTTGAGGATCGGATGCGAAAACGAGGCTTGTCGGAACGATGGATTCGCAACCATCTCGAATACCTCATAAAGAAGCGATTCATCATTCCATATCCACTGGAGCGGCCTACGCACGTCTGGCTCTCAAATCGCACGATTGCCGAGAGCCACTACCTTGAGTCGCTCGCAGACAAGTACACACTTTCCCCTGCGCGGCGTTGATTATCCGCCGTCGTCCTCGCGACTCAAGGGCTTCGTGAATTCGCTTCGCTCACCCTTGACCCGCTTGCGGGTGCGGCAGGTTCTCTGTTGGCCGCAGGGGAAAATATGAATGACTAACGCAATGATTGCTCGTACTGACGACGGCGCAACGCTCGTTGAAGCTCTTGGTCATCCTCGTAGTCGTTCGCTCCGAGTGCTCCGCGACGAACGCCGCGAAGTGACGCGCTTTCTCTCGCCGCATCCTTGATGCCAGTTCCAGTTCCTTGCAGCACGCGATCGGCAGCACCCACGACCCGGTCATTCGCCAGCATCCGGGAACCAACTTTCGTGCTGACGGCGGGGACCGTGCCGAGCAGATACTTCTCATCGCCAGTGGCGAGATACGCACCCAGTCCGGTTAAGCCTGCACCGATTTGACCGTAGTCGAGAGCTGTGTACGCCGAGTGCGAGGGATTTGCCAGCGACCGACTTCCTTTGACCTGGCGCGCGACCTCGACGATGTCCTGAATGTCCTGCCATTGCTCCGGGCTCATGTTTTGCTTGAGCCACTTTGCATCGCGCCCGTCGGGGTTAAACACCGATGCGAACTTGGCAAAGCTCACCTTGTCGCCGTCGACCAAGATCTTCTGCTTAAACAGGTCTTCCAACTCCGAACGCTTGGCGATTCGGGAGAAAGCGCCGAGAGCTTCATCGTAGGCGTCGACGAATCCGGGAATCGTGCCGCCTTTCGTGACATCGCCGGCCGCTCGGATGTCTTGGTCTAGTGCGGCGTTCACGCTGTTGAGCAGTTTCTTAACGCCCTGATTGCTCTCGAAACTGGCGTTTAAGCTCTGCCTTGTACGTGCAAGTTGTCCAGCGGTCACGTCCCCACCATCTAAAGCCTTTTGAATCCGCGTGAGTTTTTCCCGCACCATGCCCTCGGTCGCATCGTCCAAGTCCAGCGACTGGCTGAAATCGTGCAGCACTTCCTTGATTCTCTTGGTTGTTTGCGGCGCGGCAATTGGAGCAGCGGCTTCGGGGTGCGAGCGCAGATCCGTGTAAAGCTTCTCAACCGCCGCCTTGCTCACGTCGCGGTCTGCTTCCGGCCAGATCTTATCCAGAATGACGTTGTAGGCTTCGCGCGTCGTGTCGTTTGCACGTGCCATCCGCTCTTGAAGCTTCGAGCTGGACAAGGCGCTATTGTTGTACAGGTTTTCGAGCCAGCCAAAGAAGCGATTTCCGCTCTTCTGAGCTGGAGTGAGGTCGACGTTCTGGCGCGCGGCAGCCGCCGTGCCCTCCGGGATCTGGGGATTGAGAAGTTTCTTTCCTCCACTCACCACGCCCTGTGTCGTCATCCCCGCGACGATGGGAGCGACTATCTGTGCAATCGGGTTATCGGGAGCAGCCGTTTTCGCGCCGCCGTAGGCAAGCGAAGCGGCGGCGTCCGGAATCGCGCCCTTGACGATGGACGTTAACGCGCCAGTGGTCTTTCCCGCAGGAGCTGGAATTGCCGCAGCCCCACCCGCGTACTCGGCAGCGTTTTCCAGAACCGTGTTTCCGCTTTTCGTGTAGCCACCGCTCAGATCGTCGATTTTGTCGCTGATGAATTCCTGATAGGAATTCTTGCCAGTGTTTTCCTTCGCGACGTTGCGGCCAGTGACGAGCCGACCGATGGTATTACCCAGATCCGGGATCGCGCCCAACAGCCCGGAGGTTCCGCGAGCTGCGAGTGAGGCAGTGTACTGGCCCCAAGTGCGCTTGGGGTCTTCGGCATCGAGGAAATCCTCGGCGCGAGGTGCGGCTACTTCCTCGTTGTCTAGAAAATCTTCCGCCTTCACCTATTGAAATCCCAGTTCGCGCAGTTTCTTGATGCCGTCCTCCCGGCTCATCTTCCCGGACTTGACCGCCGAGCGGATGTCCATGGCCGATTGCTGTGCGGCTTCAGGTTTCTCGCCAGAACTCGGCAACGGAACCTTACCGCTTGAATACGCGCCTGCATCCGAGCCCGGACCCGCCGCCGTCCGCATGTTTTGCTCCGCGATCTGCCGGAGAGTAGCTTTTTTCTGTTTCTCTTCGGGAGTGTCGCCAATCTGCGGGAAGTACTGCGTATCTTTCTGTTTGTATTCGTTCTCGGAGATCGCCGCGCCCGACTCCTTGCGCAATGCCGCCGCGATCCACGTGCGTTTCGTGTCCTGATAGCTGCGGAACTGGGGATTCTGCGCGATGCGCGGCGCGACCGAACTCCAGACGTTCTTCGTATCTAATTCCGCAGGGTCGTAGCCGCCGCCTTCGATTTCGCCCAACAGTTTGTTCGTCGCGCCCATCACATCCGCGAATTGAAACGCGTTGGATTGAACCTCGGTCATTTTCGGAGCCGCACCGGGAGCGCCGGACGCGGGTTTGTTCTTTTCGTTGGCGGTCTGCGCCTCGACGTATGACTGGCGCGATTTGTTGAGATTGATTTCCGATTGCGTCTTGGGATCGACTGCGGCAATTGGCTCCAGATCCTGCAAGCTCTTGAGCGGCGGCATGCCCGCAGCCGTCCGGTATTCATTCATCGCGCCGAGCTTTTCCTCAGGCGTGAATTGCACCGCGGGAGCCGTGGGCGCAGCGGCTTCGGCGCGCCCTTGTTCGTCTTTCGCGTTGTCCATCTCAAATTTCTTCGTGAGCAGATTGATCCGCTCGCCCTCCTGACCGATGCGGGTGTTATCTTGCTCGATCTTCTGCGCCTCGACCGCCGCACGCCGGTTTTCAATTGCCGTCTGCAGCGCGATTTGATCCGCGAACTGCTTGCGCCGTTGCTCCAGCTCCGCAGCGGTGAGAAAGATATTCGCGCCGTTAGCCAGCGACCTGCTTAGGACATCTGCCGCGCCCATAACTAGGAGAGCCTCCTACCCGCGTAGCCGAGCCCGCCGCCCAGAATCGTTCCTGCCAGCGCCATCCACGGCGGTGTGTAGTTCATCCGCTGCCCGTAGACGTTGCTCGAATAGCCAAGGCCCGAATTGTAAAGACCTGCGTCAGTCGCGTACGTGCTCTGGCCTGCCGAGACCGCTGCCGTACCCGCAGCCGGGTTAATCGGCGAGTTGGGATTGACAACCTGTCCCTGAAACGGTGTAGGCGTGCTCGACGCCGGGCCCGTGATCTGTCCACCGTTCAAAAATGATTGCGCGTTGCCCAGTCGCTGTTGTTTGAGATCCAACCCGGCCTTGCCGATTGTCAATCCCTCTTGGATGGCAGGAGCCAGGCCGCTGACGTTGCCATAGGCGGTCGAAATCCCGCGAGACGCTTGCTGAAGCTGATTGATGCTGGAGTCGTCGAGTCCTGTCCCCTTGTCGAGATCGGCATTGATGATGCCGCCCAGTTTCTGGCGAGCGAGAAAGCCTTGCGGGTCGATTTGCTTGAGCGAGTCGAGGTAAACGTCGTTGTAGGCGCTTCCGTATTTCTTCTGCAGGTCGAGATTCGCGCCTGCGTTGCGATCCGCACTCGCAGCAGCGACTTCGTCCTGATACTGAGTCAGTTCCTTGGCCCCAGTGCCCGCATAAGCCCCCTGTCCCGTTGTCGCGTCGTAGGCCGCACGCTGGATTGCAGGCGCATTGCCGAGCATGGCCTGAATCCCCGAATTGTAGAGAGAGGCAAAATCCGGTGTCTGCGGATAGGCGACGGGATTTGATGGAGGCGCGGGAGCGGAGCTGTTCATTTAGACTTTCATGTGACGGTTCATCGTTCTCATTTCCTTGAACACGTACCGTTTCCGGTTACGCTTCAACCGTTCAAAACCAATCACGCGCTGCAGGGGGAATTTCGTGCGCATCGTCCACCAGAGAGTCTTGAGAGCTTCGCGGGAGATCGACACTGCGGCATCGATCCACATCACTTCGCCGCGTTCATCGCGCTGGTAGGGGTCTAAGGCCTGCGAACCGTGCGAAATCGGCCGACCGATACCCACTGCCAGACATTTGCCAGCCGCATCCGTGCAATAGATGAGGCTCTTGCGGTTCAGATTGAAGCGCACTAGCCCGAAGAGCCGCTTCCAACCCCAAGCGCGACATTGGGGAGAGTTGAGCCAGAGAAAACGCGCGAAATCGACCGCAATCATGGCGTGATCTCCTTTTCCATGGTGTCCAGGAACCCGGCGAGGCTGATTGAGCGCACCCCGCAATTGCCCGCAGTGTTGTGAATCTTGATTGCGATGCGTCGGAATTGACCGTATTGCATCAGATCCCCCGCGTAGCGATTAAGTCCCACATGGCGCAGGTCGAATGGGAGATTGATCGGCAGATCCACGGTCTCGACCTCGAAATCGCTTTTGACTTCGCTTTCGGTGTCTTCGTCCAAAATGGCGGTTGCCTGAGTTTGCTCGCCACTCTCCTGTAGGTGTTCCAGTTCCAGCTCGCAGTAGTCACCAGTCTTCGGGTTCTTGGGCTCGCGAAAATCCATTTCCCGGCTCAGGACATCGAAATCGTAGTCGACGCCATCGTCTTGGAAGTCGGCAGCGACCAGATTCTGTTCGCCCTTGTAGTCGTTATTGACCAGCAGCTTTCCGCTGTCCATGCCGAGAACGAGTTTCAACTCGCTGTTGAACTCCGTGATCTCCGAGCAGCGCGCGGCAATCGACCAGACTCCTTCCCACGCCTTGTTGAGGAAGTTGTAGACGAGGGTGTAATTCGGGACTTGGCTGTTGTCGATTGGCACGCTCAGACGATATGTGTTGTTGCGGTACACCGCGCTTGAACGGTGGGCAAAAGGCCAATTGATGCGCTCGATCCAGTCCTGAATCTTGTTCGAGATCGGTTCGGAAACGCTAAAGCGGCCGTCATTTGTCAATGTCGGCATGAGAAGGCGAACGCCATCCTTGTAGGCAAGGAATGCAATCACGTCCTCGCACTGGACAGCGCTGCGATGCGCCACGCAGCCTATCGAACCGTTCGTATCGTTGATCGTCCACTCAGCCGCAGTTGTCTTCGTAGGATCTGCATTCACTACCCAAATGCCGTTGAGCTTGAACACGGCAATGTTGAATTGGAACCACGGGCAGGCGGCCGTAATCGCTTTGCCATCCCCACCAACGCGAAATGAAAACTGGTTCTGCCAGTGCCCCACCGATGCATCGAGAATGTCCGAGGCGTGAACCTGGTCGAGAACCGCCGCCGCTGGATTGGGATTGTTATAGCAGAAGACAAACGCGCGGTTCGTGTGCTCGACGATGTACTTGTAGCCCGCGCCCGGAGTTCCCGCGCCAGTGAGTTCCGTGAAACCCGTTCCGTTCCACGAGTACACATTCTGGGATCCATCAACAATCAGCATCTGGCTCACAAGCTGTGCCATTTCCACTTGCGATCCGGCTGTCGGCGTGTAGGTAGCCAGCGCAGCGGAGACGGCGGCCCCGTCAAAGGTCTTCATCTGCGCGTTGCAGGCAATGAGCAACTTCTCAATCGACGGCGTCTTGAAATGCCGCATGCCCTGGATGAATTGGTTTGCGGTCACTGAAGCATACAGCCCGTGACCGATCCGCTTCTTACACCGACCGTTGCTAAACAACCTTCCGTTGAGAATTAACTGGGCCTCTTCACGTGACAGCGCGTTGGGCAAGTCGTTGGAGTTCTGCCCCCCACGAAACGAAACTTGTTCGTCGAAGATGAGCGGATCATCCAGAATTTCGTTGTTGTGAACGGGCATTAGTTCTCGACTGTGATTGAAACGTTGGTGCAGGTCAGCGTGTTTGAGGCGTTGGATGTTCCCCACTGCACGGTTACGTCTAACGCCTGTGAAGCGGTCAAGTCGATTGTCGACGTGCCAGTATTTGCTCCGCTAATTTCCAATGGAGCCAAGCCGTTGGCCGTCTTATACTGCAAGCCACCCTGACCAAACACGGTGCCGCTCGAGCCCGTGGTTCGGCAGGTTAGCACAAATTCCGCTTGGAACATATTTGTGCCAGTAATCGCAGACATTGTTACCGCCGTGGTATCCACCACCGCAGTCGACCCCAGCTTGCATTTAACCTGCAGCGTGGGTGTGACAGTGTTGCCGATCGTTCCCCAGCACTTCACGCGGATTTGTTTGCCCGCAGCATTGAGCAAATTGGCTGGAAGAGTCTTTGCTCCTATACCTGTGCCCAATATGGTCGTTTCTGAAGTGCTGTTTGCCACTGTAGCGCTCGCGGTCGCGGAAAATAAACACTGGTTAATTCCAGCGGTCATGCCCGTCTGCCGGAAAAGAAGCGTCCTTTGCGTGTTGTCGTTCCACAAATCCCCGTTTCCCGGGGTATTGTTGGTGGCGCTCAAATTAATGCGTGACGTAAACGTGGTCGGTGACAGGTGGTATTCCTGTTGACCAGACGGCACCGCATAGGAAGTTTGTGCGCTGGAATTCACATACAAAATGGCGTTGTAAGACAGGGAAGTGCTGCCCACCGTCACAGTCTGCGGGCCGCACACAAACAAAGCGCCCGCGTTGCTGCCATCCTGAATGGTGAAAATCTGATAACGCATTTCCTCGGGCTCGTCTGCCATCCAATGCCGCACCATTTTCCAATGTGTCGACCCGCTGCCCGCGTCGGTCACAATGTAAATGCCGTTATTGGCTCCCGTGGCCTGATTTTTCACCAGCACCACATCGCCAACCGCCATGCTGGTGGAGTCGATCGTCAGCGCAGCATTTGCGCCCGCTTCAAACGATGCACCTACCCCGCTTGAACCGTTGTCATACGTCGGGGAATTGGGCAGCACCGCAGCCGTAGCCACGCGGCACGTCGGTTTCCACGATGAATAATTCGCCACGGGCCGGGGAATTCCCGCAACCTGCGTACCCGTGAAGGTGCGCACATTGTTAAATTCCACCATCTTGGTGCCGCCGATAATCGACGCGGCCAAGCTCGAGTCGATCAGCGCATTGTTGAAAAATACCTGCTTACACGCGGTGATATTCAACCCGGTTGGAGTGGTCGTTCCGGTAACGTCCTTGAAGCGGATTTTTAAATCGTTAAAGACAATGTTGGTGCAATTCGCGTCACTGGTGTTGGTGATATGAACGCCATGCTTAATGGAACTGCCTACGTCGGCGTCATTCATTTCAAAGTCGCACTGGTCAAACTCCATGTGGTTGAAAGTGCCGCCACCCTGACCATTCAGTGAAACGCCCGCGTTGCGCAGGTTTTTGCCCACCGCGCCGATCGCCTTGTAATTGGCGATTCCACCCTCGTAATAGAACATGCTGGTGACGTTCTCGGCATAGGGATTGATCATGGTGACTGGGCCAACGCCCGTGCCACCGAAGCCGCACGTGGAAAAATTGGAGCTTGCGCCCAATTTGTTAAACACCTTGCAGTTATCCCAAATGGCCTGACAGCTTTTCGTCGTGCTGGTAGTGAACGTCAGGAACGTTCCGCCGTAGTTGCCTTGAAACGAATCCTCGGTCAAATCCTTGCCGTAGCAGCCAGACACATCGTGCTCGCCACCGCCATCCGTGTACGTTGCGAACGTGAAGGTAAAACCCTCGCTACCACCCGTGTTGCCATACATGTTGATGGCCTTCACGCCGAGCATGAAGCACTTGTTTCCGTACAGCTTGATGGCATTGATGCTGTTCGAGGTGCTCGCGCCTAGCGCGGTGGCGTTGCCATCGAGCGTTGCGCCGTAGCCGATCACACCTGCGCCATCGCCGTCTGCGTTGTACACCGTCCCGATCATCGTGGGTGTTGGATTCGTCAGCGAATTAAGCTTCAAATAACATCCGTTGATGACGAGCACGCAGCCATGCGGCATTTGCCACGTGTTGTTCGACGTTCCATCGCCGTTGCCTTCAATCAGGTAGGGGTTCGCCGACGTGTTCGGAATGCAGACGACCCACTTATACGAAAAATCGTTGTTCTTCCAGACCGACGACCACTTTGCGGGTGTTGAAACGTCGTAGGGGTCCCACTGCGCTCCCGTTCCCGCCGATCCGTCTGTCCGCATGGCCAAGTACACGGCATTGGATAGGCCGAGTTGAGCCACCGTCCCCAAACTGGAGCCGCTTCCGCCGCTCATCGCGCGAGGCGCGGGGTCGTACTGACCGAAACAAGCCGTCAGTCCGAGGACTGCGACCAAAAGTATTCGCAGCGCGCGCATCGCTAGAACCCTCCGATTTCGGTGCGATACGTGATCGTTACCTGTGTGTTGGACTCATCAGCGCGCCTGATCCACAATTCGTTCGAGTTTCGCGTCGGAAGCCCCCGCACCGTGACTGCCGAGTTTGCCGGAATCACAATCCCAAACGAATCGGAGCTACCTTGGCGAATCTCAATTGCCGTAGCCGTTCCTGTCTTGAGAGAGGAGAGGATGATAACCCGGTCGCAGATCCTGTCGGTGAGCTGGACCCAGTTTGACCCCGTTGCCGAGGTTGTTGCCTGATAGTTTTTACCCACTTCCGGCTGATAAGATCTGACGGGCTCCGCGTGAAGGCCGCACAGCATCAACGCGGCCACAATCGTAGCCGCCACTCTCGTTATCCACTTCGCATTCATTTTTCTCTTTCGGTTTGGGGTTTAAGCTTTCATAAACTGTTCGTAGCCGGAGTCACAGGAGAAATCCACGTCGTCAGCGGGAATGAAGGGATTATCGGGAACGATGCGGACGATGTTCGCCCGCTGGTGCTGATGCTCATCCTTGAGTAGCGCGAGCAGCGCATTGCCTTCCTCTACTTGCGCGTTGGCCTTCGCGTATTGCCGCCCACGCTTCAACATACTGCCGATGGTGAAGGCTATCAGCGCGTTTTCCATGAATGAGAGCATCGGCGTGTCGTTGTCTTCAATCAGCGGTTGAGGGCGTACCTTGTAGAGAACCAACATGTTCTTAGCGGTCGAGGGCGTCGGGTGCAGATGGATTTGCTGGCACTTCACGTCGCGGAATTCGGCCCAAGTCTTGATGAGTGATGTCCCGCTGGTATTGCCGACAACCTCCAAATCGCCTTCCATTTCCGGCTTTCCAATCGACCAGACAGAATCATAAGCGTTCGCCGTCGGAACATCCGCCGAAGAGCTGAGGGTCACCGTCTCGCGGTAGAGAACGCCCTGGTATTCGCCCACGACCTTGATCTTCTTGCCGTTGTCGTTCGCCCCTACCTGCTTGAACTTCAGCTTCTCGCCAGCGCCTGCGGGTTTGACCTCCGTGGCAACAGGCTTCTCCATTGAATACTCGACGGGCTCGCCAGCTTGCTCGAAGACGTTGGGATTGGTTAGGTAGAGATACTCTTTCTGCACCGGGAGAATGGTGTTGGTGTCGTAGCGGACGGCCAAAACCGAGGCCATGTATTGAGGCAGGATCACATACTGGTTTCCGGCTGTCACCGCGATGCTGCGAAACCGCACCAGTTCTCGCCAGATCGTGTACGCACAAATCATGGCGTGGTTCTGACGCAGAAATGTCTTGCAGGCATCTCGGCTTGCGGAGTCGAACTTGCCGATGATCGCCAGTATGTGGTCGATGAGCTGGGCGACGGGCATTATCTCAGGCCCTCCAGCTTTACGTTGATCTTCGCCACATCCGAGCAGATCATGTCGAGCTTGGTCTCGGAACGGATTTGACCTTCACGGTGGGAGTCCATCTTGTCCTCCGCTTCATCAAGCCGCTTCTCAATCGCTTCCTGCCGCTTCTCGACTCGTTCGAGCCGATAGGGAATAACGGCCCATGCCGCGAGCGCTCCGAGGACGGAGAAAATCGCCATTACCGTGTCGAGATTGAATTGCACGTTCAAATTTTGATGATCTTGTTCACGATTATTGTTGGCTGCACGATGTTGAAGGGCGTGGTGCTGCCAGTGGAGGCGGTCGTTTGCCCAGAACCATTCCCGGTAACAGCGGTGCTTGCGCCAGTCGTGGCGAAGTTGCTTGCTACTTGCAAATTGTGAGTGTGGGCTACTAATTCCGCGAGGGTCATCGTGTGGCTCTCGGAACCGCCAACCGCGCCCATAGTACTCGCGCTCGTCCCAAAATACGTCGCCGTCAATCGGCTCGCCGCGCTTCCGCCCATGTTGTCTTTGCCCGCGCACACTCGACCCCGCATGTCAGGAACGTTGAACGTTGTGGAACCATCGCCTACACCATAGTTCGTGCCGATTTGCGCGAACAGCGTCGCGTAGGTTGTGCGCGAGACCGCCGCGCCATCGCAAATGAGATAGCCGGTGGGAACGGTGCCGCCACCGAAGTCGAGAATTACGCCCGTAGGCACGTACCCGCTTGCGGCTGGGACCTCGACGAGAATCTGCACGTAGGCCGTGGTCGTGCTCGTGGCGATAAAGACTTGCTTATCGAAGTGACCGGCAGTGGTTGGCGCAGTGGCCGTACTCGCCCCCGCAGTTCCACCGCTCAAATAGTAGATCGAGCCGGAAGAAAGCCCCGAAAGCCCAGTAATCAGACCTTCGTTGACGAATGTGAAATTGTTGGCGTCCGAAACAACGCTGACAACCCCCACGGCGTGCACGGTGCTTGCCGCATCCGCTTTCGCCTTCGCGTAAGCCGATCCCGTGTAGTAGATGACATCGCCGACAGCAAACCCGTGCGAGGCCTGATTGATGCTCTGCTGAAGCCGCGAAAGGTTTGTTGCCGGAACCGCGTCACTGTAGAGAACTTTCTTGAGCAGACCGCTCGCGTTCTCGTAGACCAGCATCAAATCCCCAGCTTGCGGACTTCCGGAAATGGCCGTCTTCGCCGAGATGAACGTAGGCAAGATCACCATGTCGTTGACGATCTTGTTCAGCTCCGTGCTGTTGATGTTGTGTTGATCGGGAGTGAACGTGTAGCCCGTAAGGGCGTCTGTCCCGCCGAAGCAGGACAGACAGACCAACAGGAGCCACAGAAAAACGCTATTTAAAGTGCTTGTATTCTTCCAGATCATCGCCATGATTCCCGTTGGTGGAATTGAGCTATTACAAACGAAGATGCGCCCGAGATCCTAAGTATCGCGAGCAGCGCAATCAGGACTCCAAACGTTGGGTCAAACGCAACCCCAAGCGCCGCGCTCAAATCGCAAAGGCTCGCAACAAACGAGAGCGCCGTTTGTGCCCCGAGAAGGTTCGTTGCCGCGAACTGGTCAATCAGCGCGTGAAGCACGGTCGCATTCCGCGCGCCAAAGACCTGAAATGCGCGACTTGCGGCAAACAGGCTGCCCACTATCATCACCACAAGGGCTATGAATTTGAGCATCGGTACGATGTAATTCCTGTTTGCCACAAATGCCATTCTTCTACTCGATGCAAGCCTGAAAATGCATCGCGTCGACTGCGGAACCTTTGAAGTCACCGCCCCAGATCCAGCCTTCAGCCTTGAAGAATTCGATCAGGACTTTCGGCAGACCCTTTTCGGAGTCCCACTTCTCGCCTTGCGCATTGTTGTCCGGGTCCCAGTCGACCGCAGCGCCAAACGCGTGCAGCGACAGACGGCTGCTATTGCGCTGCTTGCGGAACTCGAATCCGCCGCCAAACAGGTGCAGGCCATCGGCCTCGATCTTCTCCTGGTCACGGCCGTATTCCTGCCACAAAGCGGCGAGAATGCGATCCAGACTCGGTTTCACGCGCTCATGCACGCGGAACTTGCGGAGCAGCTTGTTTTCGAGCTTGCCCGTGTTCGGGTTGATTTCCTTCCAACTCGTCACCATGCGGAACGGTGGCTCAACGTACTTGAGGAAGTTGTTTTCCCACCAAGGATCGAGGTTGCCGTCGATGCCGACCGGGTTGCGGAAGACATGCACGAGTTCATCGCGCTTCGGCCACTTGTTTAGAACCAGATTGTCGCGAGGCTTGATCTTGACCGGGGCTTTTTGCTCGGGAGCTTCGACCTTCGGCTCTTCTACAACCGCAGGCGGCGTTTGCAGTGCTTGCGCTGCAGGATCTGGCGCGAGAACCGTCTGCACCCCACGTTCGATCAGGGGCTCGGGTTGCGGCGCTACCGCTTCCGGTGTCTGCACTTCCGACGCTGTAGCCGAACCAAGTGCTGGATCAGGGTTTGGAGCGTTCTCCTTCACGATGGGTTGCGGCGCTACCGCTTCCGGTACGCCAGCCTCTTTTTTGGGCTTTTCATTCTTGGCCATGATTTCCTTACTTGTCTTGTGCCCGGTACTGAGATTCGAGACTCGATCTCATATCGCCGAGGCTGGGTTGACTCTCTTGGGTTTGCTCGACGGGTTGCCCGTTGATCGTCGACGGCGCGACCACGATCATGCCGTTCTCGACTCGGGACACCTTGCCGTCAATCGCCAGGCTCACGCTGTCACCGACTGCGGGCGCATCGCCCTCAACCGCTACCGCGTTTTCAGGCACACTGATTTCCATCTGCATCCTTGCTTGTTGTGGATTGGCGACGGCCAGCGTCCTAGCCAGCCGCCACCGATCCAATTTGCTTACGCGTTAACGTTGGTCTGGGTACACAGGGTCGCCATCCAAGTCGTGTCGAGCGCCTCGGTTGCAAACCACATCGTGTGAACCGCGACAATCCACTCGTTGGCCGGGTCGGACTTGTCAGGTTTATCGAGGAAGTTCACCTGCGGGGCCTTGGGAGTTCCCTCGCCTTCCAGATCAGGCACGCCGAAAGCTCCCTTACCCAGGAAGATCGCGGTGTGGATCGTGCCGGCGTCGTCGAAGATTCCTTCAGCCGCAGACTGCTTGAACGGCTGAGTCGCTTCGATGATGTCAACACCGAATACGGTTCCTACGTATCCCTTGACCATCCGCATCGGCTCGCTGTAGCTGACCAGATTCTTCCAGTCAGTATCCTTCCGGAAATCGCGTCCTTGCTTCGGTGAAACGATGCCGACGTAATTTCCGTTGCTGAAGGTAGGAGCCCTCTTATCCTTCAACTGCGTTCCAACGCGGTCGATGTCCGCGAGAATGCCACGTCCAGCGCTGTAGCCGGAGATCGCAGCATAGTTCGCGCCACTCTGGGCGTAGAACTTGTTGCTCGCATCAACCTTGGCCACGATCTTGTCGCGGCACATTGCGTCCGCGAAGAGTGCGGCGGCCTCGCTCATACGGTCGCTTTCCAGATCCATCGCGCGGAAGATCGAAAGCTGCTTCTGACGGCGGCTCACGCGAGCTGCGTCATAGTATTTTTCGAGCTTCACATCGGTCGGAACCAACGTGGTGTTGTTGTACACCAGATTGGTTTGACCTTCGGCAAGTTTCTGAACGGTGGCACCGGTGGCGGGAGCCCGCTTGTGGAAGCGGATCGTGTCGGTTCCTTCGTTCTGCGGAAGATCGCTTTTCTCGCCGTACTGCGGAAGAACAACCTTCTCCTTGACCGTTTCAAGGAACTTTTTGTTTAGGTAATACGGGAGGTTTGTTGTCGCGTGTGTCGCTACTTTGACATCACCCATAAATTAGGCTTTCTATGTTGAAACGGCGCGAGCGTCCTCCGATCTCGCCGCGCTGACCAGGCTGTTTTTCATGTCCGCTAAACTCTTGGACTTGAATTCAACTGGGGCGCTGGGAGTGCCGGGGGCGCTTCCTTCAATCCGCATGGACTGCTGCAACCGTTCGTTTTCTTTCGTTAGTTCGTCAACCTTTTTCTGCAAGTCGGCCGCTGCCTCCGCTTTCAAGCGCAGGTTTTCGTGCTCGACGATCCAGTAATGCATGACCGGGGGAACCGGCATCTTGAGAGGCGCGAGAGCTTCCGCGACCTTGGCGAACGCCGCGTCGCAGTTCTTGCGAAGCTGGCTGTCCTCTTTTGCCGCGTCCGGGAAGTCCTTTAGCGCAGCCTGCCAATTGCGGTCGATCTCGGTCTGATAGAAGCCTTGGTATTCGGTCTTTGCCGTTTCCCTCAGCTCCTTGGCGTCGTTCCGTGCGAGTGTCGCGAGGCTAAGCTGTTTCTTGCCTTCCTCGGTATCCTTGCCCAGCTTTTCCGCCTGTTTCTCAAAATCGGCAGCGATCTCATCCAACTCCTCGGGTGTGTACTTGCTCTTGGTTTTCGCCGCAGGTTTTTCATCCGCTTTGGTTGTGGTCTTGAGCGCATCCTCGCGCTTTTTCAAGTCCGCTTCCCGTTGGTTGAGTTGCTCGTGGCGTTTCGCAGCACGCGCGCCTGTGCGCCGTGCTTTCTCCATGCGTTTCTGGTAGTCCGACATCTGCGCCTTTTCCAAGTCCGAATCGTCCTCGGGTACGTCGTCCTGAGACTTCGCATCCTTCGATTTGTCGTCAGTCTTGGGTGTGGCGGCAGCAGCCGACTTGCCGTCAGATTGACCCTCTGAAGGGGCCTGCTTGTTGTCGGCAGGCTTCTGCGAACTGGACTCGCCATCGCTGGTTTTACCCTCGCCGGAATCCGTCGCAGGCGCAGTGGAGCTGGACATAATGCCCGGCCCCCCGCTCTCGTGCTCCGCAGCCGATTTGAGTAGTTCTGATTTCATTGATTCCAACGTTGTCGTGCCTTGTTCGCTCATGGTTTTACTAGTTGCCTTCTAGAGTCAGGAGTAGGTTCCCAGATCCCGGTCGGACTCCTGTGTGCCGTCCGGGTTGGATTCGTGCTGTTGCCGCCGCACGTGCGCGGAAAGTTTCAATTGCTCGGTGAACATGTTCCTTAGACCCATCGCCACCCCGCACCAGAGCCTGTCACCAGTTCGGACGCTGGCCGCGTCCTGATCCCGGCAGAGTCGCAGGCATTTGCGCTGGAACTTTTCGCCGGTCTCCGTGAGCAGAAATGCGTTCCAGCTTTCCTCATCGTCTTCAGTCCAGTCCGCAGGCTTGTCAGAGATCGGCGCCAAGAGAATGTCGGAGAGCTTCAAGAGCGCCCAGAACTTGAGGCGGAATGCCAGTTTCGAGATCATGCGGCCACCGCCATTTCAGGAACCGGAGCCGCACCGCGGCGCACGGCCGCGCCGTGTTCCATGCCCGCCAGATGCGCGGCCTCAGCCTCCAATTGGGCCATCGCCTGCTTCTGCATCTGCGTGAACTCGAAAGCGAGTTTTTTCGCCAATTGCGGGTTCTGCTTCTTGAGCAGCTCGATGTGTTGCTCGGTATTCAACTTGAGCAGGGCCTCCGAACGTTCACTGATTGCCTTGCGCTCGCCGAACAGCTTTTGCATGACTTGAAAATTGACCTGCACGCGGGTTGCGTGATCCTGATTCGGCTCCGCGTCCACCTGCATTTCGAGCAGCGGATTGGTCATCAGGTCAATGCACTTCGCCTGGTCGAGCTGTTCGCGCTTCGCAGCCTCGTCACCGGGAATGAACAAGCGCTTCTTGGTTTCCGCGCCCCGCACCTCGTAGTACATGGAGTAGAGTTCGTCCTGATTACAGCGAGGATCGCCACGCAGGTTCTGGAACATTTCGTTGACGACTTGAACCTCGAAGGCGCGGCCCAGACCATCGGGATTGCCGGATGGCTGGATGTTGTAGAGATTGGAGACGGCTTCAGCGGGGAGAATTGAACGCTCGCCGTCGAAGACATAGACCAGTGACTTGGGCTCAAACTGGCACATGAGTTCCCACGCCTGACCGAAGATGCCGGAAAGTGATTCGCGCACGGAAAAGATGCGATCCTCGCCAACGAGCGAGGCGTTATTCTGACCGACGCTAACCGCGCGGGCCGTTTGCGCCTCACCCGTTTGCATGGTCTGCTGGACGGCGAAATCCGGGCTTCCAGCGAGCTGATTGCCGAGGCTCTGGGAATTTAGCATTTCCTGCAGCAGTTCCTTGGGCGGTGGATCGAAGGCAACAGCCTTCAGCCCGCCTTTTGTCACGATGCCGGGAGTGAGTTGCTCGTTCGTGATGTTGACCTGCGTGCCCTCGGTCGTGAGAATGGGCTTGGCCTTGAACGCCATGTAATCCGTCCACATGTTGCGGAACTTCGTGGCATTGACTTCCTCGGGCATTACTTTCTCGACCACGCCGCGCGGAGCATACCAGCCCTTAGCGATGATCTCGGCTTCAAGTTTTGTGTACGGATACTGGTTGTGGCGGTAGGGTAGATGCTGCTTTTGACGAATTGCAATGTCTTTGCGCAGTGGCGAGTACCACACGACCCACACCTGTCCGGCCACGTCGCGCCAATACTTTTCCCAGATGATGATCTCTTCAGGGTTGTCGGAATGCGTCAGGCCCTCGCGCGTGTACTTGAGCTTGGAGAATTCGCTCTCTTTGCTCTTTTCGCCATTACCCGTGATTGATTTGATGAATTCTTCGTCTTGGTTGTAAAGGCTGTTTTTCTTGTAGGCCGCGACCGAAACGCGCTTGATCTCCATGCACCAGTCGGATTCCTGCAACTCATCCGTCGACTGCGGCACGACAAACGCCGAAGAGTGGATCGCATCAAATCGGACGCGCTTCTTTATCGGGTCCCAGTAGGTCTTGAGAACGGCAACGCCCCCTTCGAGCATGTTGTCAATGCCGATCTTCAACTGGCGTTTGAAATTGGTCTTTTCCTTGATCCGATAACTGAAGCAGTTCGCCGCTTTCTTCACATGCGGCAGGAGGTTGTCCTCTTCGCTTCCAAACGTCGCAATCACGTCATTCTGGAAAACCATTCGGCTGATTTGCCCCTTGATCTTGTCGATGGCGGGGTCTGCGATTTTCAGCGAAGTGTCGGACTGCCACTTCTCTTTGCCCAGGCGTTTAACGCCATCGCGCCGGGTCTTGTAAAAGGTGCGCAGCCGGTCGTCGTACTTCTCCCGGTTTTTCAGCACCTCTATGATTTCGTCGTAGCCGTCCATTACTTCGCGTCTAGCTTGGTTTGAAGTTCATCGATCTTTTTGTGAAGCTGAAGTTCGGCACGGTTGCGGTTGACCATGTAGGCTTTCGACGCCAAGGACAGAGGCTGAGTGAGGATGACGGTAGCCGCAGTCGGTCCCGCTTTAGTCTCATTAACCGCAACTGCACGAAGGCCAAGAGCAGTAGCCGCATCCGGTAGAATGAGCCACGTTCCTGCGGGGAGTTGCATGCGGTAGGCGTTTCCATTACTCGTTTGACTCACGCTCGGGCGCAGCGCCGTGTTGGGTGCGCAGCTCGTCAAGTACGCCATCAGAATCGACGTAATTGCCAGACGCTTCATCGCCCTGGAGACGCTGCTCGATCTGCCCATACTTTTTTCCTTGGTCATAGATTTGCTCCGGCGCAGTGGGCGCTTGCTTGCGTTTGATCCACCAGACCCAAAGGCCCAGCAGAGTCGAAGCAATCCCAAGCGCCGGAACAATCCATTCGAGTCCCATTAGCCCTTAACGCTGGCGTCTTTCGCCGTGATGAGACCGACGCCGGCAGTTACAGCCGCAGTCGTAGCAGCCCAGTCAACTGGCGTCCCGTTAATCAATCCGATTCCCGCGTTCGCGACCGCAACAACAATGGTCAGCACGCCCAACGTAGTCGTTTTCCAATTCACTCGTTTCCTTTGGTTGATGTTTCGCTTATCGCAAGGTTGTCTGGAACGCCTTCACCGACTGGTAGTCGAGTTTCAGTGCTCGCGCCGTAGTCCCCGCAGTCTTCGTGATGTGGATGCCAGCACCGATTGCGGCCGTGGGGATGTTGGTCTTGTGCGTGGCAACCAGTACGTCGTTGATGTAGAAGTTCACTTCCTTGCCGCGTTCATCAACGCGAATCGCCAGCTTCTGGAAGGTGTCAGCCACCGGGTTGTAGGTGGAAGAAATGGCCGTAGCGGTTTCCGTTCCACCGCTGTCCGTTACCGCGTACCAGGTCGCAGCCGCGTTGGAGTAGCGGAAGCAGATGTCGTTATTCGCGTCACCGTTTGTCGCGGCTACGAATCCGCAGCGGACGCCATACGACTCGGTACCGTCGGGCAGAGTTGGCATCGCCACGGCCGCCTCGTAGAGCATGACGCCGGAACCCGGAGTCGTGAAGCTCACCGAGGAGGAATCACCCGTTCCACGGTAGGAGTAACCGGCATTGGTCGTGCCCGTCGACAGCGTGATTATTCCCGGACGCAGCGCGGTTCCAGTGGTCTGCGCCTGAGCCGCGCCAGTGCCGTTGTTCACCACGTTGAAGCCGTGGGCGGCAACCGGAGTCGTGCACTCGTCGAAGAGCGACACGGGCGGGTAGAGCTGGGCGCTCGCGCTGAAGATTGATACGAGGCCGAGCAGGACTACTGCCAGCCAGTGGTTTACTATTCTCATCTCTGTTTTCCTTGGGTTGGTTGTTGGTTGTCAGTAGGCGACGCCGCCGACCTCGCACACGTCGCGACCGGCTTCCGTCTCCTCGTAGAGTTCACTCAAAGGTTTGAAAATCTTGTCCGAGCCCTTGACCCAGCTCGTGACCGGCGATTCTCCCGCCCACCAGGCACCGGCAACGGCATCCGCGCGATCGGGTGAGGACACTCCGCGATCACGCAAGTCTTCCTTGCTCTCAAGTCGCAGCTTGCCGTTGGTCTCGTTCAACACGCCGTAGCGGTCGGTCAATTGCGCACGCAGGATGCCATCGGGATCGGGAGGCAGGCCGACTTCCATCTGCTCGATGGCGCGGCCCAGTCCGTACCACTGTTGCGCGGCGATGTTGTCGTAGGCTTCGTCGTTGACCTTTGCGTTCGCATTGACGCGATTGATCGGCCAGCCCGCCTTGTCGAAGGCGTCGCAAATGGGAATGTCGATGCCATTGCAGCCCGCCCAGATCTGGCGGGGTTCGAGCTTGTATTCCTTGAAAAGTTGGATGAAGCGGGCAACTGCGGCCATCGTATCTTTCTCCCGCCAGAAAATCAGGGCCTTGATGTAGTTGCCTTCGCGGTAGCAGAACACGTTCTCGTCACCGCCCGCTGCAAAATCGCAGTAGGCTACGCGGTCGTGACGATTGATGCGGATGACGCCGCCGTTCACGCCTCCGGCGTAGGCACGAGCCAGGTATTGGATCTTGACGGGCTTGGCCGCAGCCATGAAATCGTCATCGCCCATGAACTCGGCGTAGAGAGCGGAACGGGTCAGCGGGTGATTCTCGCCGTACTTGCGGATGAACTTCTGCTTGTCTTCCTCACCCATGTGCGGGCAGTCGTCGACGGTAATCGTGATATTGGTGAAGCCGAGCGCCGGATTGTTGAACGAGTCGTAGAAATCGCCCATCATCATGCCCGTGGAGCTCAGGAGGATCAGGCGCTGGTACTTGCAGCGATCCATCGCGGTGAAGATGGGTTTCGAGATGCTCTTTGCCTCATCGCCCCAGATCCAGAGCGATTCATACAAATTCCCGTGATTGCCCTCGAAGCGGCCCGCTTCCTTGGTCGATATGAAACGCGCCCAGGAACCGTTAGGCGCAGTGATTTCATCGTTGGTCATTTTCCAGCGAGGCAAGCGTTCCTTGTGCTTGAAGATGTTTGGCTGCACCTGCGTTTCGAGCTGTGTCCACGACGCCGAGGTGATGATGTGATGCGAGCGCGGAAACTTCGACATTGCGTAGAGCACACCGGGCGCGAGGATATTGCTCGTCTTGCCGCCGCCGTTGTTTGCTTTCACGGAGAGCCGGTCGGTTTCCGTCAGCGCATCGAGCGCGGCAATCTGCTTGGGCGTGGGTGTTAAACCGAGTTCCTTTTCCGCGAAGACGACCGGATGCAGCTCGATGTTTTCTTGGAGAAATGCGTTCATTGCCGCGCCGCCAATCTCCGGGCATCCTCGATGCGCTTAAAGTAATCGTTCTTTTCCGCAGGCGTGACAACAACAGTCGTGACGTTGATGCTCGGCGTCTCATCCTTCCACTCGGGGAGCACCGCTTGCGCCATCGCGATCAGGAACTTGTCGGAGACGCACGCACTCTTCGCTCGTGTGTTCACCAGTTCGCGAACGGATTCGAGGTACCGTTCTTCGCAGTCCTTCACCTGGTCGGCGAACTCTTTGTCCTTGGCAATGCGGTCTTTGACCGTGGAATAGGCCACGCCCGCCAAGTCGCAGGCTTCGAGTTTATTCCTCGATTGGGCGTAGTAATGGAGGAAATCAGCCTCCCAGTGTTCTGAAAACTCGCCTTGTGGCACGCTGAGAGCAATAACGCACGTCCTAGCGCGGCATCAACCGGAATCAAGTCGACGGTTTTGGACGAACTCCTTAACCACGCTTACGATTCACGCGCTTTCGCGGTCGCACGCGGAAGTGAGGATGGGCCGCCAGCCACTCTCGAGCATCGGCTTCAGTCGCGCGTCTACCGGGCATCTGAAACCCCTGATGACGCATGGAGAGAATGAAATCGCGGCTCTTCGGTTTCTTGGCGCCAAGGGCAAACGCCAGCTCCTTGATCGAGAGCGGCTCACTCATTCGTTGAGGTGCGCCAGAATTTTATCGGGCGACCATCTGGATCAGGAAGCGCCCTTACCTCGAACATGCTGAACGATGCGTAGCGCAACAATTCACGCTGGAGATACGCGCACATCGCGGTTTGCGGCTGTTGATCCCTACCCCAAAAATGCAGCCGACAAAGAACCCGCCACACCCGCCACCAGAGCCACCACATCACCAGCAACTCCCGTATTTCGGTTTGGGAATTGCGCTCTCGCGGCCACCGCCACCGGTGCGTGGAAACGTGAGGAAATTCTCGGTGATCGACGCCATCAACTGCTCGCGTGTACGGCCGTCGTCTACGGGATTCACTTTGACCGGCGATGCTTTTGGTTTCGCCGGCGCTTTCGATTGCGCTCGCTTGCGGCGACGCTCCACCACCTCAAACCAATTCACTTTCTTTCTGCCGCCGCGTCCCATTTGATGCGGGGATTGTTAAGGGGAAATGGCGAACTCTGTCAAGAAGATTCGAGTTTTTGAAATTCGGGATCAGCTTGCAGCTCTCGCAGTGTTTACTCGTGGATCATCATCGTCATGCCGCCATCGCAATCGTAGAATCGTACCCAGCCACCGACAGTTTCAAATCGTACTGGCGGCTTCGAACGGAGAGCGCGAGCGTTCATCAACTGCAACTGCGCGGCCTTCAGATCTTCGGGTGTAAAGCTCATGCCGGGACCAACGCCGGACGCACCACGGGAGCCGGTTGGTTTGGCGCGTAGGCGGGTAACTCTTCGTCCACATCTTCTTTCACGTTGAACTCGTCATTCCAGTAGTCGACAGGAACGAAGTGCTTCGCGACATAGCCCCACTGTGGCCCCATCTCCAGGAAGCGATAGAGCATGCCGTATGGTTTTGCGAAAGTCTCCGTCACCGTGTAGATCGCATGGAGCACTGGAATCGGCCCACAAAGTGGGGATCAATACCCGTCTTTACACACACCACTTTCACGCCGCCCTCGCCAGTTCATTTCGTTGATCGACCGTCAGCATCATCGCCACTTGTTGATGCTCCATGCGGCTCAGTTTGTTGATCTCGGGAATTGACGCTGGGAATCCTTCAGCCAGAGCCGCCAGTTCCTTCGAGCGCGCAAGATCCTTCTCGAATTTCTCCTTCTGCTTGTCCACCCCCTTGGCCTTCGCCGCCGCTTGCGGATCAGGCGCACCTTCTTTCGGTGCGAACAACCCCTTCCAGTTGTGCTCAATCGAATGGCGGATGACCGTCGCGGCCCATACGGGCCCCCACTTCTCGCACTTCTGCAACTGAAGCTCAAGCGCATACGGCGTGACCTTGCGGTTTACGGCCTTCACATGCGCGATCCACTTTTGCCACGCCGCGACAAACTCCTCATTGGCTTCCAAACAAGGGGGTAGGGGGTTATTTTGCAGACTGCAAACAGCAGACAGCAGAGTTGGCTTTTGGTTCGTGGTTTGGTTGGTCTTTGCTTCAGCATTGGTTCGCTTTGCTAAGCGTCTGGTCTTGCCCGACTTGCGCCCGCCTTCCGCAGACTTTTTCCGCCACTCAGCCTGTTTTTCACGCTCAACAACCAGTCTTTCGTTGACCAGCCTTGAAGGATTGTTCGGCATTTCAGTGAAGCAACGGCGAACCACCTGCGAACCATTTGTGAACCACCGTTCACCCATTCCTGACAGGCTTGCCAGTTCCGCATCATCGTTCGGGAGCGAACAATCATCGTCGAGCCACGCGAAACACAGGAGCCGCATATAAGCGCCCTGTTGTTCTAGGGTCATGGTTGCAACCTTGCCGCTCGAAAGCCAGTCGCGCACGTAGAACTGAAACGCCGGAGCCTTCATTCTTGCGCCTTTTGTAGTTCCTGACGACGAACGGAAAGCGTAGTGGCCAACTGCTCCACAATGCCAAGCAGATCAAGGTAGTCTTGCGGATGCACGGCCCCGACGATCTGACCCATCGTGAAAACAGCGGCCTCCAATTTGTCGTGGCAGTGTTCGCACAAGCACCACAAAACCCAGTCCGGGGCTTCCCAAGGTTCTTTGCCTCTTGGATACCAGCCGTGGTGAACGTGCAAAGTTTTATCTGTGCGGCCACATTGCTCGCACTTGAAGCCAGCTCGTTCCATAATGTGGAGCCGCTTTTTCTGCCAGCGTGGATCTTTTAGTTTTTCAGCGTAGGTTTTCACTTCGACGTAACTTCTAAAGCCATGCCACCGATTGAAGGGTTTCCGCAGACGATTTGTGGAACCAGTCGCAGAAGGCCAACCGATGGCATGGCTACAAAAGTTTGATCGTTACCCTTTACTGATTCCACGCCCGCAACCATGCAAGATTGCGAGCGCACAGTCAACACGTTTTCTACGATGCTTCCGCCAGCCGCTTCATATCCGCCAACGCCGCTTCGTTGCTGCAATAGAAGTCTGGAATCTTCTCAATCTTCGGATCGCTCTTGAGATAGATCAGCGCAGCAGCCGCAGGTGTGCCAAGGCAATATTCCATGGCGCGACCGGCATCGCCAGCGAGATGCACCACCCAACCAGCGCGGCAATGCGTGGTGTCGCAGCTGTGCCAGTTGCCCATGTCGAGCGCGTCCGGCTTGCATGCCGCCTCATAGACTGCCTTGTGAATGTCCTTGATGAACGGCACGCCCTCTAGGGAGTTTTCGCTCAGGACAGCACCGCGCAGGACAGCACCGCTCAGGACAGCATCGCTCAGGACAGCATCGCTCAGGACAGCACCGCTCAGGACAGCACCGCTCAGGTCAGCACCGCGCAGGACAGCACCGCGCAGGACAGCATCGCTCAGGTCAGCACCGCGCAGGACAGCACCGCTCAGGTCAGCACCGCGCAGGACAGCACCGCGCAGGACAGCATCGCTCAGGACAGCACCGCGCAGGTCAGCACCGCTCAGGTCAGCACCGCGCAGGACAGCACCGCGCAGGACAGCATCGCTCAGGTCAGCACCGCTCAGGTCAGCACCGCGCAGGTCAGCACCGCTCAGGTCAGCACCGCTCAGGACAGCACCGCGCAGGACAGCACCGCTCTTAAATGCCCACCGAACAGCCAGGCCAACTTTTATGCCCAGCGACGCTTTCTCATCACACTCAATTTCAGCGACGAATTGAACATCACCGCTCCAACGGTTCTTAATCTCAAACTTCATTCATTCCTTGGGTTGTAATCGCTCCCAGCTGCCAGCCGCGCCACGCGAATAGCTGATTAGCCGCGCGCGTGTTTACTGAATGTGAAGCCAGATGCACGACTGGCATGTGGGAACGATTGAGTTGATTGACTGGCTTCACGAGGCCGACCATAACGGCCAGCCTGCGCGTGTCAACACAAATTTTCAGCTTCGTGATCGACGCGGAATCCGAACACGAGCAGATTCTGCAACCGCGACGGAGTGAGCGCTGCCATCTTGAACGGTGGATCAATCTGCGGCTCGGCAAATGGATCTTCGTTCCAACTGAGAACGCCGCTCGCGACGCGGTGCCAGCTTTCCATCCAACCCAATCGTGCTTGGATCATGGGGCCGAGCGGAGCGGGCTTCTTTACTCGCCGAAGATTCTCGTTGCGCATCGATACGCTTTCTTTTTTGGGTTGCGGCGACTGGCTAGGAAGAGTGAAACCACGAATACGTCGAACATGGCTAGGCCTATTTGCACAGGTCGATGATGGGTTTGAGGTGGCGTTCGGTCAACATCGAACCTGTTAGGCGAAACACGCGCCAGCCGAGCAGCGTGGCGGTATTGTACTTTTCAACGTCGGACTCGAAGCCCTTGCCGCGCGTGTGACGACCGCCCGACCAGATGCCGCCCTCGATCTCAATTGCGATCTTCACTGCATTTTGAATCACGCGCATGTTTGGAACCACGATGCCCGGAATGAGCTTCCCCGGTGGAACGGGGCCATCGACTGCGTAGAAGGTTCCTTGCTCAATCGCAAAATCAAACCGCCACTTGCGTGGAGGCGCGAAAAGAACCTCCTCTTGCAGCCTTGGCCCGCCGAGCGACCGCCACATAATGGCGAACCTCGCTTCCAGCCCCGAACGCTGACGAGCTGCTTTCACTTCCGGCGTTGCCTGCCGCACGGCAAGTGCTTTTTGTGGGATTGCGCGACCAGCTTCAACGAAGGCCGCGCCGCGCTCTGTATCTGACGGCCAGCCTTCCCCGTACCAGTTGGCGTCTGTTTCACGCTGGCAAACTTGCTCCCGAACGCGACGAGCAGTCAAGAACAAAAGTGGGTTAGAATGTAGAACTTGAGGAGTACGCCCAGTTGAAACGGCGCTGAAGTTCGATACGCGCTGACGCTGACGGCGAAGGTTCGTTCACGCACGCTATCGAATGGAAATAGGTCTCAATCATCAAGCACTCATCCCGGCGCCGCCGCCGACCGTCCTCGTCCGCAATTGGGAGGGGAGCGCCCTCAAGGCAGAGACCACATTTCATCAGCTCTCGCCGTACATCGGAAAGCTGAAATCCTCAATCGCGGGTTCGCTGATCGAGCAGTTCACCGCGCCCGGCGATCTGGTATACGATCCGTTTTCGGGCAGCGGCACGGTCGCGCTCGAAGCGTGGATGGCTGGCCGTCAGATCATCGCCAATGACCTGAGTCCGTATGCCGCGCTCCTGACGCGAGCAAAACTTTTTCCCTACGACTGTCTGGAAGACGCGCTCGACGACTTCGAGGAATTGACGGACGAAGCCGAGGCCGTTGCCGAGCACACTGACTTGCGCGAGGTTCCGAAATGGGTGCGCGAGTTTTTCCATCCCGAGACTTTGCGCGAGACGCTGGCATGGGCTTCCGTGCTCCGCTATCGTCGACGATGGTTTCTACTCGCTTCGCTGCTTGGAATCCTCCACCACCAGCGACCTGGCTTTCTTTCATTCCCCAGTAGCCACACGGTTCCCTATCTGCGGAAGAACGCATTTCCGCCGCTTCAGTTCCCGGAGCTTTACGAATACCGCTCACTGCTCGACCGTTTCGAGGCGAAGATTGAGCGTGCCTTCAAGCGCGTGCCGGACCTCGATTACACGCTGGAACGTCGCTGTTATATGTCATCGGCCAGCCGCCTAACGCCAAATGTGAAAGTGGATGCGATCATCACGAGCCCGCCCTACATGCGGCAACTGGATTACGGCCGCGACAATCGTCTGCGTCTGTGGTTTCTGGGCGTTGGCGATTCAAAGTCGCTCGACCATCGGATCTCGCCGCGCAAGGACGCGTTTCTCAAGCTCATGCAGAGATGTTTTGCCAAGTGGAAATCGGTCTTAAAACCGAACGCGCACTGCATTCTCGTCGTGGGCGACGGCAGCAGCGAAGTTCATGCCGCGAACCTGCCGCAACTCATTTCACAAATCGCCGTTGAGCACGGGTTCTCTCACGTCCTCGACTACACGGAAGCTATACCCAATGAGCGGCGGGTGCGCCGTGGACTGACAGGAAGCACGTCCGAAACAATCGTCGTCCTCCGCAACGCAGCCGGCAACACCTAGGAGTTCACCGCATGCAGCAAGTTTTCAACACGCGTAACTACAGCGTTCGGGATTTTGAAGAATGGCAGCAGCGCGACGAGCTTGTTCTTCAGCCCAAGTTCCAACGCCGCGAGGTGTGGAGCGAGAAGGCGCGTTCCTATTTGATCGACACGATCATTAGGGGAAAGCCGATCCCCAAGATCTACATGCGCCAGGACGTAAATCCCAAGACTCGGCGTGTAGTGCGCGAAATCGTTGACGGCCAGCAGCGACTTCATTCCGTCCTCAACTTCCTGAAAGATGGGTTCAAGATCAGTCGCGCCCACAATGACGACTTTGGCGGGAAGACCTTCAGTCAATTGAACGAGGACGCGCAGCGCGACATCCTGAAGTACGAATTCGCCGTTGACCTCCTGCAGGACATGCCGGACAACGAAATCTACAACATCTTTGCCCGCATCAACACCTATTCGGAGAAGCTGAAGGATCAGGAGTTGCGCAACTCCAAATGGTACGGCGACTTCAAGTCATCCGTCTACTTGCTCGCCGAGGAGTTCACCACATTCTTTGTGGAGAACAAACTCTTCACCGCCAAAACGATCCTGCGCATGGCCGAGGCTGAGTTCATATCTGATCTACTTCTCTCGATGCACGAGGGGATCGTAGCGCGTTCCAAGCTGGTGCTCGACAACGCATACAAGAAATACGATGACGAATTCCCTTCGCGGAAGACCTACGAAAAACGGTTCCGCGAGACGATGGACATCATTAAGGCCATTCACGGTGACGACCTCGGCGAATCCGAATTTCGAGCCCAGCGACTTTTCTATCCGATGTTCTGCTCGATCTACCACCTGAAATTCGGTCTTCCCCATTTCACGATTCCCCGGAAAACGGTCAGGGTCGCGGACTACCCGAAGATGAAGACGGCCCTCGAATCCGTCGACACGCTACTGGAAGAGATCAAGGAGTCGCATACCAATCCCGCAGCTCTCGCCCTCTCCGACGTTGACAGCAAGTTCTACGACTCGATCACGGTGCATTTCGTCCACGCGGAGAAACGAGTGATTTCCACAAGCTACATCTGCCGAAAACTCGCAAAAGTATTGAGCTAAACTCCCATGCCAGCGCCCCGCCTTCACTCAGCGCTCGTTTCTTTTTCCCGCTCCGTTGAAGAGGCGCGGGATTTGGCTGATGACGCGCACCGATGGTCAACTCCCCCACGACCAGGCGCACGTTCCCAGATCACAATCCAGCGGCGCAACACGCTAACCGAGATGGCGTTTTTGCGGGCCTTCACGAGCTGGGAGAGCTTTTTAGAAGAGACCTTCCTTCTCTACTTGTTAGGCCATAAACCGCCAAAGGGGCCACCTCCCCGGCGCTACGGATTTCCTCAAACTCCCGATGCCGCAGTCGAGTGGTGCACCGATGGAAAGCCGTACGCCAAATGGCACGTGAACGATGTCCAGCGCCGAGCCAATCGGTGGTTCAAGGATGGAAAACCGTTCACTCCCGCACTCCAAAGCCAGCAATCTCGGTTAATGCAGCTCGTCAGTATTCGGAATGCGATTGCCCACGAATCGGACAGCGCGAGAGTTAAGTTTGAAAATGTCGTTCGCACCGAACTCGGCGCCGTTCCCCCGAACACAACAGTCGGTTCGTTCTTGATGACGACCAAGCCGAACACCACACCGCCTATTTCGTTTCTCGAATTCTACGTCAGCGAAATTCTCCGCGCCGCTCAGAACATCGTTCCAAAATAACAGCGCAATCCCATGCCAACTCGTCTCCGTATCCGGGCCAGCATGGGAAGGCGCTCGCTTCCATTAGAGGTCGATTCTCTTTGTGAGTGCCTCGATTAGATTGTTCAACCTCGCAAGTCGATAGCGACAACCATCGATTCTTTCAGACAGCGTAGAGACCCCACTTGAGGGCGCTACGTTGTCCTTACCGGACTCCTTCTCGGTCACTGGTAGCTGACTAATGACCGGTTGCAATCGTTCGACGAGATTGTCGATTGCTTTCCCCGTCCGGTCAATTTCGCCGTCGAACCCATTCAACGCCGCCTGAGGGCCGCCGAGTGGACGCGGCGTTTCGCCCCTTTGGATTCCTTGGTCTAACCTCGCGCTCCCGACTGATACTGCATCACCGTACATTTCATTCCTTCTGTTTTTGGTTGACTAACACATGTCCGCCACGCGCACCCGTTTGTGCGGCGGCGGTTCCGGCATCTTCAACCGTAGACGCGGGAAATCTGGTTTCAAAATCGGGGCGCGCGGGAGGACGGGCATCATCAGGTGGAAGAAGACAATCGCGGAGACGAGGCCTGCGACGAGGCAAACGTAGAGGATCTCCCATTGCCGCAACGTCATGCTCTTGCGCCTTCATTAAATATCGTCAAGCCCTGCCACGTAACGCCAGACGCAGCATTCCTCACCGTGCTATGCGACGTACCGAAGATTCTGGCCATCAAGCGATACCTCAGGCAGCCCAATTCAAACAGCCGCCTTAGAGTGCGGACTTGAAGCGGATTGAAAACTGCCGCTCCCGATCGCTCGCCGCTGGGCATGAGCCCAGACCTTGACGCATGTTCCATATTTTGTTTCCTTGTGTTCCACTCAAGGTTGGACACGCGATTGTCTGTTTTCACTGCATTCTTATGGTTTACTTCCTTCCCGCGACGCCTCCCCAGAAACACCTCAGCCACCAATCGATGCACCAGCACTCTTCTAAGTTTGCCGTCTGCCGATAACTCCACCCTCAGATATTCATGACCGCGACTATTGCCGCCAATCGCGCTTGGCCTTAGCATTCCGTCGCGAGCCTTGGCGCGACCGTCAAGCCGCCTAATCCGGCCCATGTCGCTAACTTCATACACTTCAAACCCTGGCACTCTCCGCCACTCTTCGCTGTTCACATTCCCTCCGTTGGTATACCGTTTTGTTTCCGAACTGCCCGCAGCCACGCCACTAACTTCCTCGCATCCCTATTCGGCAGGTGTTTGAAGATGACGGCCTCAACCTCGTCAAGCGGCATCGCCAAAAAGTAGCAGCACGGCAACGGAATCATAGCCGCGCTCCCCGATCCAGCAGCTCGATCTTCGCCGCACGCTTGAACTTCTGAACATCGCGCAATTCATTCCGCGCTTCATCCTGCCCGTCGAATACGTGCGCGACTTCGAGCGAGGGACTCCACATCGGCACGCGCGACACGATCTTGAAGCCACTAAACGTCGGTTTCCAACCGCGAAAGTATTGCATCTGCTCGCCCTCGGGATGCTGGCAAATGACGCAGCTCATCGCTTCGCCCTCCGGTCGACGATGAACCGCACCTTGCTCGGGTCGCTCAAGTCCCGTTGGCCCTTCAGAACGAACTTCAGATGACGCAGCGCAAACTGTCGCGCCGCGCCCTCATCCTCCCGCTCCATGACGAACGCGCTCTTGAGTCGCAGATTGAGCGCGAGCAGCGCGCGCCCGACACGCGAGCGAACCTTCTTGCCAGACGCGCGCGCGGACATTAGCGACCGCCTTTCAGAGCGTCCGCATACGCCTCTAAGGATCTCTTGAGCTTGATTACGTTCCGTTGCTGTTCGGTAAGCGTCAACCAATAGATCCAGTACAGGATGCCGACAACCACCGCGAGCAAGGCGGGAATCCACAACGGACACAGCACCCATCCCCACGACCACGCAATTACGCCGCACAGCTTCAGCGTGATGAAGAGCAACAGCAGCAGACTGGCGAACATGTTCGCGTTCATTTCCCGCCTTTCTGCTTCTCTCCATTCCCGCCGTACAACTCGACGCGATTGACAATCACCTCAAGCCGCGACTTGCGCGTTTGGGTTTGCGGATCGTCCCACACGTTCATGTGCAGACGACCTTCGAGCGTCACCAGCCGCCCCCTCTTCGCGTAGTTCGCGACTGTGGTTGCCGTCGAGCCGAATGCGTTGAACGGAATGAACTCCACGGCTTCTTTGCCCTGATCCGTGCTCCCGATCCAGTCGTTAAGTGCAATTGAGCCTGTGGCGACTTTCTTGCCGCCGTCCTTCATCTCACTGTCTTTCGACAGGTAGCCGACGAGTATCACTTTGTTCACTGCTTGCCTTTGGTTGTAGATTCTGGGGCGTCTTTCCCGACGAACATTTGGCGCATCATTCTGGCTAAAGCCAAGCGCGCGTCCAAATCAGCGAGAACCTTCTTTCCTGACTCCACTGTCTTCTCGTAGTCTTCAGTCGCTGCCGTCGGCAACAGATGGCGCATCTCTTTCAGTAGCTCCATCATTGCGGTATGCTCCCGTCGTTTTTGTTCCAGTACTTCAATGGCCTCATCTGCCTTCAATAGCAGTTCGCCCTGCCTTGCGGCAGTTTCCATCGTTTGTGGTTCACTTTCGCTCACTGTTTTTCTTTCTGTTGATTGTTTGGCCGCTACCAGCGGAGCCGCCCGACGCCGCTGGCGCAACCGATTGTTTAGAACGGAATGTCGTCGTCTGCGGGGTCGTGGCTGCGGCCTTCATCTTCCGGCGTCGGGCGCGAGCCTGACTGCTTCTGTCCGTCTTGCGGCGAAGACAGGAACACAACCCGGTCAGCGCGAATTCTCGTGCGGCTTTTCTTCTCGCCGCCAGCTTCCCACGTCTCGGTTTTCAGGCGTCCTTCTACCATGACCGCCCGGCCCTTGAACAGATATTCCTTGCAATGCTCGGCTTGCTTGCCCCAGACCTCGATCTCGCCCCAGTAGACCTCTTCCTTCGTATTGCCCGCGCCGTCCTTGTACTTGTGGTTCACCGCAATGCCGAAGTTGCCGACCGCAGTTCCCTGCGGCGTGTACTTCACCTCGGGGTCGCGCGTGAGGTTGCCGACCAGAATCACCTTGTTGAAGCTAGGCATTTTTCCCCGTGCCTTTCTTCTTGGTGTCCACGCCGAGGCGTTTGGCGGTTGCCTCGTACAGCTCCGCGAACTTTGACAACTCTGCAGGGCTGAGCTTGGATTTAACCGCAGTGACGAGCTTGGCGGTATTCGCCAAGTCCGCCGCCGTTTCCGACGCGAGGAACTTGGCCTCGATGTCCTCAAGGTCTCTGACGGGAACTGTTCCCGACTTGCCTTGAGCCAACGCCCCGTCATCGTCCTCAGTCACAACGCCGCAAATGGACGCCAACGAGTACCGCCGCGCATAGGTGATTGCCGAACCGCACGCCTGCGGGTCTGTGCCTTTCGCGGTCAGCGTCAACGCCCCACTGATGAATTGGCCGCTCTTGTGCATGAGTACGGTCTCGACTGTGACGGAGCCGGGATCGCTCTCGGGCACGAACAACTGCGACACAACGAGATCGTTCGCCATCAACGCATCGCGGCAGGCGTCAGACACGCTTTCAAGGTCTGCGTACTTCGTGTTGTAGAACGGGTTTTTCGCGCTCTTCAACGCCTTTTTAATGTCCTTCTGGGCGTTCGACAACGCCGCAGCCAACTCACCAATAGAATCGCTCTTGTTCATTAGCGTGAGCCGATTGCGAGCTTGATGTCCTCTTCAAACACGAGGCCGGGAGTGCCCAGCGTCTTCGCCTCATCCAGCTTGAGCGCAGATTGCACCTTGGACTGACTGAGCGTGATGTCAAACATGTCCGGACGCGCTGCGAATGCGGCCTTCAAGTCAACGACGTGGGCCTTATACCGCTTGCGCAGTTGCGTCCCGCGAGTCTGGTTTGCCTTCGCATCCGCTTCCCGTTGTTGGCTGGCTTGAATCTCCACAGCAGCGCGGACGTTCACCGCTTCCACTTTCTTTTCGAGCGTGGCGCGTTGCTTGTCTGTGATCTGCTCGCTTTCGAGTTTCTTGCGAAGTTTTTCCTCCTCAGCACGAGCCGCAGCCGCAGCCTCTTCACGTTTGCGACGTTCTTCGGCTTCGACGCGCTCTTGCTCCTCACGCTTTTGGCGAAGGAACGCACCGCACGCACTTTGCAGTCGATTCACTTCAGCGTCGATGTCGTTCACGAACGCCTTGGCAGCAGCGTCAATTTCCTTGCCCAAGGCGAGCAGGGGTTCTTTCAACTCCTTGCGTGTTCCCTCGATGCTTTGGCTTAAGGCTTTCAGGTCGCGCACCACGTCAACCGCGCTTTGTTGGGTTGCATCGTCGACAACGGTTGTGATCGTTGCCGCCCTTGTTACGAGGGCTTTCTTCTGATTCTTGGCCTCATCCGTAATCGAAACGGACGGTGCTTTGAATCCCGGCTTCATCAGTATTAGTTCATGGTTCACTTGCTTCCTTTGGTTAGATGTTCCACGTGATTACAGCCCAGTAGCCAATGGCAACGAGGCCGACTATTAAGAGGTTTTGTACTCTTTGCATTGCGTGACCCTATCAGGCCGCAGCCATCTGTCAACAATCTTTTCGAAAAGTTTTTTTACGAATTCGCTTGCCTTCCTGTTTTCGCTCGGCATGATGAGCGCATGAACAAAGCAACACGAGCAGCGATTGACATCGGCAACTACAACGCAGCATTCATGGCGGTTCTCTTTCCGCAGAGAGTACAGCCGCTTCTCTCACTTCCCGGCGCACCGCTGGAACTGGAAGAAATCACGCTGAAGGACGGCAGGGAAGGACGCCTTGAGGTGTTACCCGGCAAGGAAACGCGCAACGGTTGCGAGGGATTCAAAGCTCGCATCTTCCTCGACGGCGAAGCGATTGACGTTGAGAACGAGCGCAAGCTCAAGGAACTACTTTCCGTCCACGACTGGAGCCGATACCAGACGGCGATTGAATAAACCATCAACCAAAGGGAGCAGATGAATGCGGAACAAAGAGCCAAGCAGTTATATCCAGACCAAGGCCAAGAAGAACCGTTTTATGGGCCGGGAGACTACCAGCCTATAGTTAATTCGTTCGGCGAGATCGCACTGCAAGTTGACGATGACGACTACCAAGGCGATAGCCGCATTCTCTACAAACGGGGTGACGACTTTGGCCTTCTCATCTTCGGTTGGGGTTCTTGTTCCGGTTGCGACGCTCTCCAAGCGTGCAACACCTTCAAGGAAATAGGGGAACTCATCGAAGGTTTGGAGCGCGACATTATTTGGAAATCAAAGGCAGACATGCTCGTATTTTTCAAAACTCGCGACTGGGAGGGCCAGTTCTCGTGGGGCGAGGAAACGAAACAGTTCGTCGAGAAGGTCATTGCCCTACTTGAAGAACCTACGAAAGCGAGAGCATGAATGCCACACATCGCCGCTGGATACCGAAGGAATCGACGCCCGTTGAACACCCGGACGGGTTGGGCATTGTCTACAACTACGAACAGGCCGGGAAGCTCTTTGGCGTTGCCTACATCGGCAAGGCCGGAAACAGCGCATGGCATTTCCGCTTTCCCAACGCCGAGCAGCGACAACAGCGCATTGACCTGTTCTTCAACGGGCTGACGCAATCGGCGCAGATGAAGGCCGACCGTCGCGCCGAGCGCACCAAGCCCCACACCCTCACAACTGGCGACATCGTTATCAATTCATGGGGCTGGGAGCAGACCAATGTCGACTTCTACGAGGTCATCAAGGCCACGAAGAATTTCGTCGAGTTACGCAACATCGGCAGTCAGTCGGTTGAGGGCAGCACGCTGGCGCACGGCATGGCCGACTACGTGGTCGCGAATCCAGAGGCCAAGGGCGAGAACGTCACGCGCCACCGCGCCGACGTGAACGGTTACGTGAATTTCAAGCACGGCAGCGGCGGGAAGTGGGATGGAAAGCCGCATTACCGGAGTTGGTACGCGTGAATGAGCGCGCACTCACCCATCTCGACTTGTTCAGCGGCATCGGAGGGTTCGCCTTGGCCGCCGGATGGGCAGGCTTTACTACAGTTGGATTCGCAGAGATCGACAAGTACGCCTCAGCAGTCCTCAAGCAACACTGGCCCGACGTTCCAAACTACGGTGACGTTGCCGGAATTACCGGAAAGCAGTTCCCCGCAGGATCTATTGACCTTCTTACAGCGGGCTTTCCATGCCAGCCTTTCAGCCTTGCCGGGGCGCGGCGTGGAACTGCTGACGAACGGCACCTATGGCCGGAGCTTGCCCGAATACTTGGCGAAGTTCGACCGCGCTTCGCACTCCTTGAAAACGTCCCAGGCTTGCTTTCCATGGATACCGGACGCGTCTTCAATGGAATCCTCGCTGACTTGGCCTCGCTCGGGTTTGATGCTGTCTGGAACTGCATACCCGCTTGCGCCGTTGGTGCGAATCATCGACGAGACAGGGTGTGGATTTGTGCCTACGGTTCGTGCGAACAAATGGGGTTTGCCGGACAGCCACGGCAGTATTGCAGCATGGCAGAAGTGGCCGACGCCACGGGCTCAGGAGCGCAGCCATTTTCAGCGCGACGGAAAACAGAAGGGCAAAGAGCGTCCCACACTATCGGGCGCGGTTCAGATGTGGCCCACACCGAGAGCCAACGACCCGGAGAAGCGGGGGGATTTCGACCCGACGAATCCGAGAAACGGATTGCCCGCCGCAGTGATGATGCTTCCAACGCCGTGCTCGCGAGACTTCAGGACGGGGATGCCCGGTCGCATCGACAAAGGCCACACGCTGAACCTACCAGAACGGCTCGCGGACATGATGGGCACTCCTGGTCAGTTGAACCCGACGTGGGTCGAGTGGCTCATGGGGTATCCAAGCGAGTGGACCGCCTTAAAGGCCTCGGAAACGCCATCGTCCCAGAAGTCGCCTACATCCAAATCAAAGCAATTGCCCAACTGATGCGGCATGGGAGCGTTATTTCCGGCAGCTTGCCGCCAACCTTCCCCTTGACCGCGAGCACCACTCCGGCACGGGCTTGCGCCCGACGCCCGCCAGAATAACGCTTCGGGCGATGCCTCACTTTTGTCACGCCCCTTGCGCGTTGCCTCCGGCAATGCTCGGGGTCGTTCGGCATCGGAGACTACTGTTTAAAAAGTTCTTGGACGCCGATCCGCTCGATCTTCACCGTCTCCTTGTCGATGCCGTAGGTCTTATTCCTTTCGAGTACAGGGAATGTGTTGTTGGCGATCTTCCCCGCCAGAATCTCAAGATTGTTGCCCTCGATAACAACTCGATACCCGACGAACTCGACATAGAGCTTTCCGCCCTTGGTTGACGCGCCCATCCACGTGCTCCACGGAATCCATGAAACGCCCTTGTCGTGGACGATCTTGATACTTCGCCCGGTGCTGAAATCTTGCGCCGATGTCGGAACTGGTTTGGTCATTGGCAGTGTACTCATCTCGACGCCGAAGCCTCCTGTGCTTGGGATTGTGCTTGCGCCGCAGGCCCATGCTGCGCCATCACCGAAGGTCGCGCCTGATTGGAGTGTGCACGACCGTGGTTGCTTGTCCAGAACTGGTGCATCTCACCGAGCTGGACGGCCATCATTCGTTGTTGAAGTTCCGTTGCCGACTGGCGTGCGGCTGTTTCCGCGACGGACAACCGCATCCGGTCTTCACTGGATGTATAAATCTCGATGTGTTCGCGGCCACGGCTCGCGCCAACATAGAACGACTCCCGATTCCACCAGTCCCCGGCCAAGATTGCGCTGTCAACCGTCTGCCCTTGGGCGCGATGAACTGTAGTCGCGTAGCCGTAGTTGAACATCTTGAAATCCTTGGGCATCACCTGCCCGTCTTTGAATGTGATGTGACCGGAGGCGTCGATCTTGTCGACGGTCATGCGCTGGCCCGCATCGCATCGAAACCGATCATGCCCTTTGCTCGCTTGAGTCATCATCAACTCTTCGCCTTCGCAGACCTCAATTGCTTTTTTGGCGCAGGCGTCGTAGAGGTTCGCGTGCAGCGCGGTGAGCGTAATTTCTTTGCCGTTGGCGTCTTTCGCCATCGCCGAGCCTTTCGTCCCCGACTGAATCTCAAACGCTTGTCCCCTCGCCCCCAGTTCGCAATCGGTGTGCAAGACGATGGTCATGCCCTTTTGCAGGTTGCTCATGTCTTGCTTGTACGCGCGTGAGATGTTTAGGTTTTCGTACAGGTCAACCTTCACCGATTTGCCGAGCATCTCGCGCTCCTTCATCATGGCCCGCAGATCGTCAGTAATCCGGTGGATGTCATCCCATCGCGGAGAGATCAGCAGCTTACTCCCCTTAGCGTTCAGGTAGGCCTTGGCGACAATCTGAGGCATGTCCAAGAAGTCGCACTCGAAAACCTTGCCCATGTCGCAAAATCGGTTGAAGCCGGCAACGGGCTCCTCGCGTAGCAGCTCGACCGCCGCCTTGTAATCGGGGTCAGTCTGGCGGACGACCTGCTTTAACTCCGCGCAGTTGTGCTGGAGTCGAGAATGGTTTTCTAAAATCCGCAGGTGATCTCCCGCAGACACGCTTTGCAGTTGTTTCGTGTCCCCGACGTATTGCAGGCGGCATTGATTGTCGCGGACGAAGCGTAGGAGCTGGATGCCGTGGTCATTGGACAGCAACCCGGCTTCGTCGACAACGAGCAACTTTCCGCGAGCAAAGGCCTGATGCTCGGCATTGGTCAGCAGCTTGTCGACGGTTATCGCGTCGTGAGCGCCGATCTTCCGCAATTCTTCCACGGCCTTGTGCGTTGGAGCCATGAAGAACGCCGCCTGATTATTCTGTGCAAGCTGCCACCGAAAGTCTTCGAGCAGGGTCGTTTTGCCCGCACCCGCCGCTCCCTTGATGTTGTGCGCCAGGTCGCGACTGTTTAACGCGCTCTCAATTGCATCTGCGCACTCGCGCTCTTTTTCGGAGAGCGGGTGACCTTCCATTTCCGCCTTCGTCGGGAACCGTCGACCAAACGGCTTATACTTGCCTACGCCTGAGTCGATGATGGCGATGCACTCGGTTTCTTGCGCCAGATGCTTTGCGGTGGTGACCACGCCATCCGCGCCAAGGAGATGCCCCTCAGCCTTTCGCACTTCGATTGCGGTTTGAATGTGCTCGACGGTCACCCGGCCCCGGCCAGCCTTCAGCGTCTCAGCCATCAGTTTCCATTCGGGAACCGCCGAGTGAGTGGAAAAGCAATGCTCCGTTGCCATGTCCAGCGCGTGCAAAGAATTCTGAAATGAACGTTCAACGGTGGTTGAGCGGGCCTTTGCACGTTCGGCGGCGATCTCCTGACGAAACTTGTCCGTTAGCTGGTCGAACTGGATTTGGTAAACCTCTTCATCCGTTTTGTGTTCGAGCGTGGCTGGACGGCTTTTGTTGACGATGACCTTGATTTCGTTCTTGGTCGGCGCACGTTTCCGTGTGGCCTCGAAAGCCTTGATGCCTTCCATCTTTTCCCGGCTGCCCTTGCTAAAGAACTCTTCCAGCTCTGGCGAGAGATTGCCGACCTTCATCCCCGCATCTTTGCCCTTTTCGTCGATACGGCGCGAAACTTCGTACCCACGCTCAAGGGCTTTCCACGCCATGTCGTTGCGGTAGATTTCCGTCCACAGCTCGGTCATCTTGCAGAGGTCGTAACGCTGAAGGGCTTTGAACCGATGTTCCACGGGGTCGCGGGTCATGTTGAAAACCACGCAGTGATCGTGCATTTGCGGATCAAGCCGGACACTGGACGTATGCTCATACCGAGCGATGATCAGATTGCCAGTGGTGCGGTTGGCGTCCTGCCCCTCAATTCGTACCCGCGTCTGGGCCATCTTCTCCATGTAGCCAAGAGTGTTGGTCACCGAGTCCCGATGATCTTCCCTGAATCCTTCCTCGAATCCGAAACGCCAGAAGAGTGAAACGCTTTTGTCCGCGCTGCAGGTGAAGTCAACATAAGTATTGGGCTTGCCTGTTACGTTGCCGTCGATGTCTTTTTTCAGGACGCTTTTCTTCTGGCGCATGAATTCGCCGGTGACGGGATCTTCGCAGCGTTGCATGCGGTCGAAGTCTTTTTCCGTGACTGCTCCGTGGAGTCCGACTAGATCGGAGCCTTTTCCAACCCAGTGACCTTCTATCTGCTCGTGTTTGGAGTAGTAGTCATTTGCGGAGTAGTGCTTGAAGCCTCCACCTTTTCCACTTTTTGCAGGGCACCACGTGAACACGGGGTCAGTTTGAGGCTTAAAGACTCAGGCAGTCAAAACTTGTGGCGTGGGGGTAATTCAGGTGACTACAGGGAAGTTTTTAAGCGGGGTAAAGAATGAGCTGCGACACCACTCCCTAAGCTTCGCTTAGGCGTCTAAAGCGGCGCTGGACGGCTCTGTTCATGGTAAGCTGATACCGGTACCTCTTCAAAGGAGAAGGGAACACCCCCGAAACTCTTCCAAGAAGTTCGGGGAACACCCCGGTATCCTCTTTCGGGTATCGGCCCTCCGGCTGGGCCATCGTCGAACTAAGCGTCTTAAGCTGAGCGATCAGCAGTTGTAGTATTAGCCAATCCACGGAGCCGGAGAACGGGGATTAGTGTGGCTAAACGACAACAAAAATTCAACGCGCACCGGCTCATCCACAAAATCAAGTTTTGGACCATTGAGTTCATCGCCCTGGCCGTATTCTTAAACTGGGCGGGAAAGGCCCTTTGGCACGAGCTGGGATTGCCCGATCTCACGGGGACCGCTCACGCTGAAGCGGCGATCAATCCTTCTTCTTCCCGAGCTTCTCCATCAGAGCCTTTGCCATCAGAACATCGTCATCATCCACGATGTTGTACCGCCGCTCCATGCTGTCGGTGCGATGACCAGAAATCCTCATCCGCACAACTTGTGGAACACCGGCACGGCGCATGTTGCGAACGGCAGTCCGCCGCAGATCGTGAAACTTCAGATCCGGCACACCCGCCGACGTGACAGCCGTTTCCCACGCGCCGCGAAAGTCCTTGATCGGCTCGCCGAAGTTGTGGAACACGCTTGCACAGCCGTTTGCACTGTCTAATGACCACTTGAGCCACTGGCGCATATCGCCGTCGATGATTGGCACGACCCGTGCGTGACCGGATTTAGTCTCAGCGGCTTCGAGCGTGATGACGCCGCGGTCAAAATCAACCTGATCCCAAGTCCAGGACAGCAGTTCGCCTTTGCGCACGCCCGTCCAGCAGGCGACGACAAAGAGCGGCTTGAGGTAATCCGGTAGCGCATCACGCACCTTGCCGCATTGTTCGTCCGTCAGGAATCCTTGGCGAGCGTTGTCTTCCTTGGTCATCGGAAAATAGATTTGATGCTGGACCAGTGGCGGCGTGGCCTTGCGTCCGAGGTTGAACGCGACCCGCAGAAGCGAAAGTTCCCGATTGCAGGTGGTCGACGATGCGCCGGCATCGACTCGCTTCGTCCGATACTCCTTGAGCATCGAAGTCGTAATCGACACCGCGCGGAGATGCCCGAAGATCTCGCGCAGGTGAGCTTCCACTGTCCACTTGTAGATCTTCGCGGTTTCCGGCCGCAGCCGCCGCTCCGCATGTTCGATCAGGATGTCGAGCAGTTCGCCGCACAACACCTTGTCGGTTTCCTTGGGGTTATGGCGCCCTAGATATTTGTCGCGCCAGGTGCGAGCATCACCCAACCGCCGCTTGCCCGTCGATACCTTGTGTTGATGGCCCGATTGCCAGTAGGCCAGATAGTAAATGTCACCGCGCTTGTAGAGCGTGCCGTCTCCGCGTGCCATGATCAAATTGTACAT